CACTTTTACACGCATCTAATTTTTCAGCTAAAACATCGTTGGAGGCGGCACCGACTGCCGGAGTGGATGCGACAGCCGGTGCCTTTGGTTTAGGCTGCGAACGGGAGGGAAACGCGCCACCACCGCTTGCGAGATTACCATCATCATCGTTTGCATTCAATCCGAACATCGTCAACAAACTTGCCCTGCGGAAATATGTCACGCAGCTAATGAATGACTGCGGTGTGTCTTTTTCTGGGCTGATCTGCAAAAAGCTACTGATCTTTTCGCCAGTCTCCAAATGCACCACAGTCGTCACCAGCGCACCGTCTTGGAAATATTGTGCAAATGACAGCCCATATTCGGGCAGCACATCAAGCGCGGTCAGCACATCGCCAAGAGTTGAATATTCTGATTTGAACATCGGGTTCTTGCCAGACTTGCCGACAGATGCCGCCTTTCTAACATCGGCCAACGCCGCGTGCAGTTTTAGATTTTCCATAGGTCTTTTGCCCTTTCTAACCACTCATCTTTCATTTTCCACTGATACATATGACCCCAATCTGGGTCGGTGATTGAGGCCAGCACTTTTGGATCAGTGCTGACGCGCAATAGATTTTGCCGGATCAATGCTTTTTGCCGCATTTCATTCAGCGCGTTGTTGATGCCATCGGCTTGCAGTTCTTCACAGTTATAAGCGTTAAAAATTACCGCATCGTGTTCTGCTATGTAAATGATTGATGGCGTGACCCGCAGGGCGTGCCAGTAAATAGCAGCTTGGCAGATATGTGCAAACTCCGGCTTTTTAGGCAGTGTGGCCTTTGCCCAGCCCTGCGAACCGTCTTTTAACAGCTTTGTTTTTCGCGGTGCTTTCGTTTTCATTTCGGCAAACATTGAGCCTTCGACAAGCAAATCGACAAAGCCCAAGATCGGCACGTTCACATCATCTAACCAACATTCAATGCGTTCTTCATCGATTGCGCCGGTAAACCCGTTTTCAACACAAATATTCACGCCTTGATGAACCATAGCCGGTATAACTTCACGAAACTTCACACGCAGCACATCGTCTTCATCGGCTGGGTGAAAGTCGAAGGCAAGCTGCGCGGCTTCAATGGCTTCATCGATATCAGCCCCGTGGCACACTATAGATTGCACTGCCGTATGCACTGAAGTGCCAATTGCAGCACGTTCACCAACGCCAATATCGCGGCGTTCGTCTGATGTTAGGTGCAGATAGTCGAATATCCATTTTGCTGGCGAGCGTAATAGCTGGCTGGCCGATAAATGGCTAAACCCTGCGGTTTTCCAAAGTTCACTGATTTCCCGTTTTTTCATAACAACACCCTAGCGCAGATCGCTCCCAAAATGCAACAGGTATTTTTTCACTTTACAGATATGATCGTTTTGGGCAATGCTAGGGCAACTGAAACGGGGGCAGCTATGTCTGGATCAAAATCAAGAAACAAAGGTCGCGGCTATGAATATGAGATAGCTAAAGAACTTTTTGACCATCTTGGGTTGAATTTTGTGCGGGAATTGGATCAAACGCGGCAAGCGCATCTTGGCGATTTGGTCACGACTGATTGTGATTTTCCTTTTGTGATTGAGTGCAAAAGATACAAAGCTGGCGTGTCTGGCGACTGGTGGTCACAAGTCTGCACAGCCGCTGCGGTGGCCGAAAAACTGCCAGTGCTGTTTTACCGGCTCGATAGGATGAAAACCCGCGTGCGCTTGCCAGTGGCGGCTATTGTTGGGCTGGCTGGATGGTCGCCTAATGAAGATTCGGCTGAACAGTATGATTGGCGATATGCCGTTGAAACTGATCTGGACACCGCGATGATGATTATTCGGGAGCATTTAAATGGATGACGATACCGGCAAAAAGACGGTTGGCGACCGCGAATATACTATGGTTTCAAGCGAAACTTGGATTGATGTGAAAGATTTGACCGTTAACATCGTCAAAGGCAGAACCGGCGTAAAGGTGTGGATTTACGAACGCAATACCGGAAATCCCGATCCTTTAGCTATCTGCGAAGCCGATTATGTGCGGATCACAAACAAGCGGTCTAATATTATACCGTTTTTTCCGAAGGGAACTTTTGACAGATAATGGAAACCGAACACAATCTGAAAATGGAATTGCTGACGATAAGTGAAATCGGCACAGCGTGGAAATGCGAACCGGTCAAGTTGCCGCAGTATTGCCAGCTTGACTTTGCGCTAACAAGACAAGGCAAGATCGAGGCTTTTGCTGAAGTCAAGTGCAGGACATTTGAACGCACACGATATAAAACGTCACTGATCCACCTTCACAAGATGATGTATGCGCGGCAAGTCGCGTTTGAAACCGGCATACCGACTTTTTTAATTGTGCGCTGGACTGACTGCATCGGGGCTTGCAGCTTTAAGGTGGATTTTGCCACAACGATAGGCGGCAGACGGGATCGCGGCATTGAACGCGATTATGGCTTGATGGCTGAAGTGCCAATTGATGAATTTCATATTGTGAGGGAATTTGATGAAACGATCTGAAGCACTGGAAAAGGTGCAGCTAATATTAAACGAACGCGGTGCGTCTTATGGCGATCTGCGTAAAAACTGGACGCAAACCAGCCAGATGATGAGTATGGTGGTCGGCAAAGACGTTACGCCGGAGCAGTTTGGCGCGATGATGATTGCTATGAAGCTGTCACGGCTTGCAAACAGCGAATGCAGCCACGCTGACAGTCTGTTGGATATTATCGGCTATGCGGCCTTAACTTTGGAGATTTTGCACGATGAGCATTAAAGCACTGGATTGGGCGATGGATGCGCCTGTTCAAGACCCGCTGGCAAAGCTGGTTTTGATTGTAGTTGCGAACCACCACAATGATGCAAGGGGCGTTTCTTGGCCGTCTGTCGGGCATATTTGCCACGTTACCGGCGCAGCGGAACGCACCGTTCGGGCGAAGTTGAAAAAGCTGGAAGATGGCGGCTTTTTGATCCGAAATCACCGGTCTGGAAGGTCAACAGAATACACCCCTGCATATCTTGCACCCCTGCACCAGATGCAGGACACCCCTGCACCAGATGCACCCATAACCATTAAAGAACCGTTAAAAAGAAATAAGGGGAAAACCAAAGTTGTTGATTGGGAACCTGATGAAGCTGATCGCCAATTTGCTCAAAGCAAAGGATTGGATGCAGCCGAAGTGCTAGAGTCAATTCGCTTGTGGAATAAACAGAACGGCAACAAAGCCGCATATGTCGACCTGACAGCCTTTTGGCAGAACTGGTGCATAAGAGATAGCAAAAAGAAGCCAAAGCGCGTCACAGGCCATTCTAAGCCGTTTAATGGGCAATCTAGTGAATGGACACCGCCGCAGCGCAAGATGATCACGCTGGATCAATGGCAAAGGCTGAGTGATGGAATGCGTACCTTTTATAAGCAAAACCGGCCAGATGTGATCGCCGAATTAAAAAAAGTTGGTGCGGATGTGTAAAAAGGTGTAGACAGGTGTTAATAAACCTGATACGACTTTTAATTATCACAGCAAAACGGGAGTTTGCAAAATGGCTAACACAGTAAAAAATTATGGTTGGGTTTCAAATCGTTGGGATGAACTGGACAGCTATCGGTTTGAAATCGAAGTTGATATGTACCGCAAGGGCGTCATCACTGCGGAATATTCACGCGATGTTCAAGCTGGCACAGCGGTTGTTGCATTTCGCGAATATGTGAATGACAGTTCTGCCAATCTTGGCAATCAAGAGCAGCTAACAATTCACAAAGATGTTTATGTGACGCTGGTTCCAGACAACGCGGCGGTGGCATAATGCCCCGCCTTTTCGTTATAGCAGTATTGGTTGCCGGTTGTAGTTATACGCCGGTCGCTGATCTGCGGGTCAGCGGTGATAAGGCGCAGCTATATCAGCGTGACCTAACTGAGTGCCGCCAGCTAGTCAAAGAAGCGTTATCGCCTTTGCAGTTTGGTGCGGAAATCAAATGGCTTAATGATTGCTTGCGGGGTCGCGGGCATAGCGTGTTGGGGGTCTAATATGGTTAAGGATATAATTGGAATGCTGTTTGTGACCGCGCTGGTCATTACGTTTGGCACTAACGCCATCACCAGCGATTATAACATTTGGGCTTTGATGGTGCGGTTCGGTGGATGATATTGAATGCCCTGAGTGTCAGGGCGATGGCTGGCTTGTTTATTGGGTGGGCAAGCGCGGAGCCAATGACCCTTGTGGCAGCGAAGTGCAAGATGATTGCGATGTATGTCACGGGTCGGGAGTGATAGAAAACCCAGTTCAACAATAGGGGAAGCAAAGGGCGGCATTGACCGCCTTTTGTTTTGCGGATAATGTCACACGATGGAATATGTGCTATTCTTTGAAGATGAAGTCGATTGCGGCATCTGCGGCAAGGTCACTTATGCGGTCGTTGAGGCTAACAGTGGCACGATCAATTGCACTGAATGCGATGGCATTATCTTTGACGCACGCGATTGCCACGGTACGGTAGTCATATTGGAACTAGATAGCGAGACACATCACTAATGCAGATCAGCATCAAAGCAGATATCAAGAAGCTGACACGCGGATTAAATGATATCCAAAAGAAACAGATACCATTTGCGACCAGCCGCGCACTGAATGACGTGGCACGTCAAGCAGCCAGCAAGACGTTGAGAGAGAAAGCACAAGATGTGTTTGAAGGCGGGGCAACCAGCTTTACAAAGTCTGGCTTTCGTTATGAGAAAAGCAACAAACAGAACCTAACGGCCAAAGTGTTTATCGACCCAGCACGCGCAGAATATATGCGCTTTCAGATTGCGGGTGGCACACGCTTCCCGAAGAACAGGGCGTTGATGATACCAACCACGCACACAAAGCTAAACAAGTTTGGCAACATCACACGCGGCACGTTCAACAGACTAATTAATGACCGCGCCAAATACTTTAGCGGGATTCCAAAGGGAATGCAGGGTGCAGCTAACGAAGGCATCTGGGAAAGATATGGTCGAAGCTATCGTGGCAGGGGCGGCCAGAAGATCAGGATGGTTGCCAAGTACCGCAAGCGCGGTCAATATCAACCGCTGTTCCCATATGCTGAGACAGTTGAAGGCGTTGTATTCGGACGCAAAGATGGCGTGGCAGAACGGTTTAGAAAGCGGTTAGCAGAAGCGTTGGCAAGCAGGAAACGATGATGCCATACAAGAATTATCAAGATAAGCTGGCTTGGCAGAGACGTAACAGTGAAAAGCAAAAGCGGTATAGAGACGCTTGGGCTGCGGGTGAAAAAGGTCAAGCCTATTTGCAAAAGCAGCAAGAGGCGAGAGATAGGCAGCGAGAAATAAGGGATCGTGTAAAGGCAGAGCGATTGCAATATGAACTTGATCACGCAGATGAGATCAAGGCATATAAGATGGATAAGAACACACGTTACCGCAAAAAGAAAAGACTTGAGGCAATAAACAAAATGGGTGGCGAGTGCATCAATTGCGGCATTGATGATGCAGACGTTCTTGAGTTTGATCATATTGTGCCAGTCCTACGGCGAACCAATGGGGTGACAACTAACGGCGACAGTTGGAAGCAAGTGCTCGCGCATTCAAATCCCGATGAAATATTCCAGCTATTATGTGCTAATTGTCACACAAAAAAGACTAGGCTTAACAAGGAACACACCTTGCCAGATGCAAAAGGTAC